GTGAAATAATGACACCCAATGTATTTACAAAATAAGAGCTAAAACCACCAATAAATATCAATAAAATTGCAAAGATTTTGGCAGTCCATTTCCAATTTATTAATTGAAAAATTAAATTATATGCCGCTATTAAAATAACTAATGTCGCCCCTAAGAAAAGAACTGACTTAATACCATTATAAGGTGTAAGTTGATGGATTTTTTTAAAAAAACCTATATTCAGAAATAAACCTAGCCAGATAGATAAAAGCAAATTAAAATTTAATAGTGTAATATTATTACATATCTCTTTGAATTTTAAAAAATTTACTAGCATTTAAAAACCACTAAATATTAAAAACTCGAAATCTTAGCTAGTAAAACTTAAATAGAAATTAAAAAATGAGCTTAGTAACCAATAAGAATACAAAGCTATATTATTAAAAACAAATCTTTAAGCTCATCTTAATTTTAAAAATTTATTGTTTGATAAATTTATCATTTGAGACTCTTAGATGAATAATTCAAGTCATGAAATGAGTGAGTATATAACTAAAGTCCCCCAAGTTACCCTTCTATTCTGGATTACTAAAATCTTCGCAACTACTTTTGGTGAAACTGGCGGAGATAGTTTTTCAATGTCATTGAAACTTGGGTATTTAACTAGTACTTTTATTTTTGCCATAGTTTTTATTATCTTATTGATCTGTCAAATTAAGGCAAAAAGTTATAAACCATATTTATATTGGTTTACCATTATTGCGAGTACAACTGTTGGTACAACATTAGCAGACTTTGTCACTCGATCTTTAGGTATTGGCTATAGTGGAGGAAGTAGCTTACTCCTCGGCTTAGTCATCTTCTCATTATTGGGTTGGTATAAAGTTGAAGGCAGCGTCTCCCCTCATACCGTTAATAAACCTAAATCAGAAGTCTTTTATTGGTTAACAATTACCTTTAGCCAAACTTTGGGTACAGCTCTTGGTGACTGGTCAGCAGATACGATTGGATTAGGCTATAGTGGCGGGATTGCTCTTTTCTCAGCACTCATTTTATTGATGGTGTTTTTGTATAAATTCACTTCTGTTTCACGAACATTTTTATTCTGGAGCACTTTTATTTTAACTCGTCCTTTGGGTGCTGTAGTTGGAGACTTTCTAGATAAGCCCCTTTCCGCTGGAGGTTTAGACTTAAGCCGTTTTGCAGCATCAGGAGTAATATTAGTTGCTATTTTAATATGTATTTATTTTAGTAAAAATAATCAGTTAGGTAATGTAAAAAATGCATAAATTGTAAAAGCTCTCCTCAGAGGGCTTTCACACAAATTCCTACATTCACATTACTGTTGATCGTATGTGCTGTACATCCTAACATTAGAATATACAGCTAGCGAAAACTTAACGTTAACTCTATTTACCATTTGGTCCTCTTTTTCCAAAAGCTGGTTTTAGCTCATAAGCTAGATTATCTTCAATCAATTGAAGAATATCTCTACTGACATCATATTCTTTAATATGAATTTGATATTCTCCTTTAAACCAGTTATTTAATCTCAAAGCATAAGTTTTTAAACTACTCACTTTTGTTGTATGTTCTCTTAAACGATTTATTAGATCGTTTATCGAGGAACCTACGTATAAGATTTCTGAAGGACTATTTGGCTTTGCACACCTCATTCGATTTTCACCTTTTAGCCCCTCCTCCTCTCTAAAGGAGATAAAATCATTAAATGTTTTTAAGGGATTACCTCCAATTTCTCGGATAATATATATCGCAGACTTAAAATCCTTAACTTTTTCTATATCAGCTATATTGTCTATAGTTATTTCGCGACTAGGAAAAGCTTTTTTTGCTTCTTCACAATTTGCAATTAATTGGTCTAAGTAATTAAATTTATTCATATAACTTTAAATCTTCAAAAAGACTATTTTATAGAAAATTGTATTTATTTTAAATAAAAGAAGATATTTTTCTTCGATTTAGTATTTTCAATATCGATATTATGAAAGTCCTATTAAAGGGCTTTTACGCAAATTCTAATATTAACCTTACTATTAATTGTATGAGCTGTGCATCCTGAAAATAGAATGCACAGCAGTGTGATTGTGAAAGCTATCTTTGAACGTCTGTATTGAAAGAAAGTCATATAACAACCCGATTGGCAATCCAACCATAGAAAAACTGTTCCTGCTTTGGATTACGCTCACAGATTTCAATGTAGCGTTGTCCTTGCATAATGTTCAGAACTCGAACTAAAACTTTTTCGCCTTCTTTCCCGCGTTTTGACAAGTATGTTTTAAGAGCACCTAGCGTTTCTGAACCATAAACACCGTCTACTTCTAAGTCGGGGAACCCTGCTTTACCTTGGTTATTAAGCAAGTTCAAAGCTCGTTGTAAAAGTGGTTTTGCAAAGCCGGTACCGCAATTCACACCAGTATCTAAAAGTTCTTCAGCTACAGCAGAGGAAATTGCATTAACCTGATCAAAACGTGGAGCAGTCCAATAGTTTTTGCGATAAATTGCTTTGGCCACATCCAGAGGTAAATCTCGCATATTGCCTTTGAATCCATTTGCTCGAGCAACTGCTTCAGTAATTCCATACTTAGTTGCACCGCCCCGATCAGCTGGGTTATTTACATACCCGCCTTCACGCTTAATTAATTCATCAAGATATTTTTCAATATTCATTTCGGTTTCCTTCAGATATAAAAAAACCGCCCGAAGGCGGTATTAACTGTTTTCAATGTCTTTTCTGGCATTCTTAAACTCTTTGATCACTTCAACGATCGTTTTACCTTCCTGTTTATCTATAAAATTAAAAATCCAACGGACTAAAGCCCAACCGGGTAAACTACAAACAAAGAAGAACCCACCTAGAGCAATCATCCCCCATACATCAGTAACCCATTCATGAAGTCCCCACTTCACAATAATGAATGAGCCGCCAGCCAAACTTGATACAACCGTACAGATCAAACCAACTGCCCACTCTTGTGGTGAGCGTGGCATACGAGTCATTAATACAACTGCTGCAACCAAGCCGACTGCTAAAGTCACCATGATTGCAACCCCATATAATTTTAAAAGTGCTGTAAAACCGCTAGTGGAAACTGGTTCCATAAATTTCTCCAGATATTTCAGACAATAAAAAAGCACCCGAATTGGGTGCTCAAAGTTCTTTTAAAGTTTAAAGTGTTTGTAAGATTTTCCCTCCATTAGTCAATTGAGTTGTTTGCGGTGCCACCCCAACAATTGCAGGTCCACCCGGTCCCGGCTGACCTTCAGTTGTGCCATGGTATTGCCAGTTCCACGTTCCATCATTGGTGGATTTGGTGCCACGTTGGCCCCAATTTCCGCCATCACCTGATAATGGAGATCCATAACGATCATTTTGGGTTCGGTAACCTTTACCGGGTACCGAAGCTTCGGCATCGGTTACTTTGACAACCATAAAGTCACCATTTAAGTACCAACGCCAGTCTTGTGAATCGTTAGTAATAGGTTGTCCGGTCATAACCCGACCAAAAGGTGCTCCAGCTCCACCGGGAATACCCTGAACTCCATACGATAATCCTGTATAAATACCGCTTGGTGTTGCTCCACCACCTGAGCCGCCTCGAGCCAGAGTTCCACCATCAATAATCAGGTTTAGTTTACTGTGCCGGTTTAATAGACCGGGTGCTCCCTGAAAACCATCACGACGGGTTTTGGTAAAGTTGTAATCCGGATCGGTAGACCATGCACCAAATGCCAAATGTGGCAACCCGCCATCTCCACCACGTCCAACAACAGCGCCTTTAATCGTTAGATTCACCACCAGATCAGGTGGGAACTCCCCTGTATCTATCGCTGGTAATTCTGATGCAGCTGGAACGATATACTCTCGTTTTGCAGGACTAGAGTTATAGTCGAATTTATAGACAAATCTGGTTTCCGGTCGATAAGAACTTGAGCTTGAAACCAGCGCACCAGCTTCAACTACAAAGCTAATTTCTCCAGTCGTTGGTAAATCACCTCTTTGCATTTGATATAAACGTGCGAGATTAATATCAAGCTGGTCATATCGAATGTAGATCGGTGAATCATCTACCGGCACATCAATGAAATCCTTGTCATTGAGGTAATAACGTTCATCGTAATTAATTGCCGTAATGGTATTTGAGAACTGGTCAGCCGGTTCTCTTTTTGCAACCAGATAAGGCAGTGAGCCTTTGGTATCGTCATTAACCACCGTATAGATAGTATTCACAAAATCATCAGGACTTAGCTTTAATGCACCGTTCGGTAATCGGCCTAAAACTACCTTGTTCTTGGCAGATCCTGCGGTAACAGGAATAAGGTCCACGGTACCATCCCCCATTTGCAGATAGATCACATAGCTCTTGCCTGCAATGAAATCGACATCATGGCTTAGGGTGAGAATTAAACCTTCTTGCTGTACCACCTCGCCGCTTTGATGAATACCATTGCGATAATCCGCTACAGCAATCCGGTCACGTAAAACCAGTAATTCTGATTCTGGTGCCGCATCAAAGGTAATGGATTTGCGCTGGAAGCGAAGCTTGTTCCAAAGCCGGTACGCATTAAAATGAGCTTGCCACTTGTTACGCACACCTACAGATTTCACCTCTTTGGGGTTCTTGGCCCCTTTATCCGGTAGATAGATATTGATACGACTATCGTCGGTCGGATCCGTGTATTCATAGATCAGTCCGTCGTAGTCATCCATCACGCCAAAGGTCAGGTCATGCTTGTAACTATCCGGAATGATATTCCTGAAGTTAAACAGCATTACCGAGTTATCAGTTGGACGTTCAAAATAAAGCTTGAGCTTATTATTTTGCCGATATGCAGTACAAAATACGGCATCACAAAGATTGGTAACCAGCTCTTCAAAAGACAGGTTTGTATCATCAATAGTGGTACAGAACTCAGCCGCTAGTGGAGTACCAAAATAATCAACTACATCGTTATAAGTCCGATAGATGTTTTCAAGATCAATCTCATCGATCGAACGGCGGCCAATCTTGTCATCGAGTGCCATAGATACCAAAGCATCAGCAAAGCTCGATGTTGGAAATAGCTCTGTCGTCATTGCCCCATTTTTATAAGTCGGCAACATTCGCTGAAGATCGAAATTGATCTTACGGGACTTAACAGATAAAGCTCCAGTGGTTGCATAAGTACGTGCACGAAAAACTGTTTCATGTTCATATACTGTGCTTTGCAAAGGATAAGCACCGTAAAGCGCCTGCCACTTTACTTCATCAACTACTGTTGTAACTGCCGGAGTTGGAGTTAAACGGCGTGCACGGACGCTACAGCGCCCCTGAAACGTGACCATATCAAGTGTTGCACCAACGGTCTGACGTGACTTTGCTGAACCCTTTAGAATGATCTGCTTCAGCATTGGATTGCCAATGGCTGCACCAGATTCATTAACCGGTGTTACTTCAACTTCAATCGTGACGTTTACAGCTCCCTGATTTCCACCTGAAGAAACTGTGTAAAGTCCATTTGTGGCCACAAAGTTACATAGCACCCGACTTCGTTAAACATTGTCCAGAATGAATGGACCAATCCACTTTTCACCTATTGAACTTATCTTTGGTGATAAAGCTGTTGTTTGTTGGTTACTTAACTCTTTAAGCTTTAACCAGTTGGAGTTTACCGCAGCCGGATTAGACAATGCCATACGGTCATCAGCTACCGATAGAACGCTATATGTACCGTTTAAATCATAAGTCTGGCCGTTAAAAGTAAACGAAGCATTTGTGATTTCTACCCGGTCATTACTAACAAACTTAGTGGTTAAATCAGTATTGTTTGCAGATGCACGCAAGATCTCATTTGGATATGCAAAAAGAAGATAGTTGGTACCTTCCAAGCTTTGTGTATCAGCCGGACGCAAGATCTGGCCATTCACCGAGTTTTGATGCTGAACCGTTAGTGGCGGCGTGGTAATTTCGGTACCAAGCGAAAAATATGGCTCACCTGAAACAATATCTACACCTGGTCGAAAGACTTCTACCGATGCGCCGGCAATATCAACAATGTTGGTTTCACCGTCATATGCACCGTTAATTTTATAGTGACCACGACCAATACAACCAACAACATGCTCTACTTCGACATTGTTTTCATATACCTTGTAAGGCACAGTAATCAGATCAGGGGTATCGTGAGCGGCACCATAAATGTCTGCGATACGACCATTTACGCGAGTTTTATTTTCACGGTTTGATAATTCGTTATTTGCAGACGAGGATTGATTGTTATTCTGGTTGGTTTGGGTAATTGATGGTACTGGCATTAATAATGCAACAGCCACACCCATAACTATAGAGGCAACCACTATCCAAGCTAGAGTTATGGGGTCCATACCCTTGGGATTCTCAATTACAATGAAAGTGCCTGGCAAGAAATCGAGCTGCTTTAATTCATATGCATTCTTCGGCGTGACTTCATTCGCAAATGAAATTTCTGCATGATCCATATTGCTTGTGGTATGAAAAATACGGACATGCTCAGGCATATGGTCATATTTTGAAGTAAGCCATTGACCCAAAGTTTCGGCGTGTTCAATTGTTTTGTCTTCGGATAAAGGGTCTTGTTTATAAATAATCTTAATCATAGAAACTCACACGATTAAATCCAAATGCTTGAACGACTTGAATTGGCATCCATGAAACGCCTGATTCCTGCAAATGCAAAATACGCCCCAAACGAAAAAGCCCCACATGTGGGGGCTTGTTTCGGTATCTAGAGTGAAAGGCGACTATGCAGCCTTCCTTAGGCATGGGCAATGGATTTAGTAACTTCAATCTTGATGGCAGAAATACCTTCTCTTTGACGGGCTTCATAAAAAACTCAAGCGCCTCTCCTCGATCAATATCATATAGATCCATTGCAGCTTCATGCGCGAAGTGAACACAGTTGTAGTATTCCTCGTCATATTGCTTATCGAGCAAATGATCGTGACTCTTCATATAGCCCCCTTCAAACCACTAAAACGATCCAGTGCAAAGATATCTCCAGTCTTCGCAGTATTTAATCGTGGTGATTCAGCCTTGAATGTCACAGCTTTATGATTCATGGCAACACTGGAGAGTTGTAGACCTAGTAGATAAAACATTGGTGTATTCAAGTTATCTGAACTATAAAGGCGGTAATTTACGGTCGGCTTTACATTAGAATATTGCCCCTCAATTACCCGTTCAAACTCATCCGGCAAAATATCACCAAGCCCAGATATTGAAACGGTCAAAGTCTGGTCCAGATCACCGAGCATTCCGGATCTTTGAATTGTCATAGGAAGGTATTCGTAAAATACTTGCCCCGCGCCTTCATTGTGCTGAACATACACCCCGCGATCATCATTACGGACTACCCGGTAAGTATTCATAAAAGAAGGGTGTGATAGTTCAATACATTCCAATTGATAAACATCTACTTTTCGATTGAAAAAGAATTTGGCATATTCGTTATCCATTAGACCTCCCAATCTTTGATAAGTGCCTGATCAGCGATAAGGTTAGGCTGGTTTTGAACAACTTCGAGCTGTGCATTTACCCGGTAAAGGTTGCCATTCACTTCATTGGTCTTGAACGAGTTGGGAATGAAATTGCATAGATATTGCTGACGTGTTCCCTGATCAATCACCAGATCCGCATAGAATGAGGCTGGCTTATTCTGGTAGACCCGCCAGAAGGCCATCATTTTATTGAAATCGGTTTTACTTAAATTCCAGTTCACATCAACAATGTGGCTATTACGCTTTACATCGATGTAATAGCGACCACGTCCGCCATCCATCTGCTGACGTTTCACATCATCACCTGGTGTTACGCCATAGCCGCTGGTCTGGGGATTTAGCTTTAACTTGTACATAACTTTCCTTCAGGTAATAAAAAACCACCCCGAAAGGTGGTTTTGTTAATTAACGATTCCGTCTTGCTGTCGTATTCTCAGTCAAAGACCGACTAATGGTTGAGTTTGGATTTGCAATTTGATCACTAACAAGCTTCGGTACCTTTCTTGGAAGCTGCTTATCCAGTTCATCTGTAACAATGATCCGGACTGTTTGCTCATCCAGTTGTTCAGCTTTAACTGTCGCCCCACTCACCTGATTAATCACTTCAATTTTGAAATTGATTGTCGGTGAAGCAGGCTCAATTGAAGGCATAATCTCAGCCTGAGGACGTGACGATTGCCCTAAAGTAAAGTCCTGCACGCCTTCAAGATTTGATCGATCCTGAACTAAACCATTTGATGAGAAGTAGACCTTGCCATCGTGGAATAGATCAGAACTGGCCGAAGAAGAAGCGATAGGTACGCTTCTATTACCCTTATAAATAATCTGAGTATCTTGAACCGGTTGATTAAAGATATCAGATTGCTTTTGGCTTTCTATAAAGGCATTAGAGCTCATCATTGCACGGCGCATGACACTATCAGTCGAGGCATTGTTATTGAGAAAAGCTTCAGGGTTTGCACTCTTACGCATTTTCTCAACTAAACCAACTCCCCCCCAGCGTTTAATGTCTTCTTGGGACCAGACCACCTCTCCTTTGTGCACAATGCCTGCTGGAGTATGTTTAAGCCCATTTCCTGTATAGCCACCTTCAGCAAAGCCTTGATCTTTGATTGCCCGGATGTTTGCAATGATGCTTGCACCTTGTGCAATAGCACTTGCAATTAATGGGATATTTGCTGGAAAACCAACACTAGCCGCCTTTGCAATATTTTGCTGAATCGCAATACCCGCAGCTGCAATCGCATAAGCTTTATCTGCAGCGAACATGATTTTGTAAGCTTTAGATTGCTCTCCAAACATTGAACCAAACATAGATGTAAGAGAACCCATCATTTGGCCACCAAATGCAATTTGAGTGTTCAAGCGGTCTTGCTGATACTTATCTTCAATATCCTGAGCATTCTTTGCATATTCAGCAGCAATCTGATTACGTTGATCTTGAGCAGCTTGAATAATTGCAGTTTTCTGATTTTCGTAATCCTGCTGACTTATAAGCTGTTGCTCAAATTGTGCATTTAAAGCCTCAATAGAATTTTGTTCATTTAAATTAACCACACCTTGCTGACTATCAAGTAGATTTGTCGCGGCACTTAGGCGGCTAGATCGTTCTTGATCTAGTCTATAGAACTCACCACTGCCATTCATATCAGCTTGAATACCACCCCATGCTTGACCAGCTTTTGCTGCACGATCAAGTGCTTCTAATCGTTCTTGATCACGTGATAATGCCAGTCGCTTACGTTTTTCCTCCTCATCTTTTACTGTTTTAGCAATTTCTTCTCGCTCCAATCGGTAGCGTTCTTGCATTGCCTCAGTTTCTGAAAGCAAGAATAATTTAGCTTGAAACAAACGTTGCTCTTGAGCAAGTTTTAGTAAACCTAATTCTTGTTGCAACTGTTGAGCTAACAAATTAACAGCTTCTTTACGCTGTTCTTTCGTCATCTCTAAGTCGTGTTCGGCTTCAAATTGACGTTTTGCAAAACTGTCCTTTAAAAGCTTCTCTTCCGACTTGGTGAAATCACGGAATGAATCAAGCTTAGTCTTTGTAGCTTGCTCAGCAATAGCAATATCATTATCTGCACGTGCTTGAAGTTCTGCTTTAATTTCGGCCTTGCGTTCTGGGCTAAAGTTAGCTTTATCAACATCCTCAAGTTTTTTGGCCAGATCATTCCTAATCTTTGTTACTTGATTAGCAACCTCATTCTCTAACTGAAGGCGAAGTTTTGCCTGCTCCTCAGCCATTTTAGTTGTATCTTGAATAAGCTTATCAAAGTCTTTTGATGAAATATCGCCAGCAGAATAGCCATTAATACCAGCCATATAACTTTGATAGTCTTTCCAGTATTGATTATTATTTTTACCAATACCTTTACCCTTCATTACATTGCCTTCACCTGCATGGTATGCACGTACAGCCTTTTCTAAATCACCTTTAAAAAGCTTCAAAAGATAAGACATGTACTTAGCCGCACCTTCAGCAGACTGTGCTAAATCAGTGCGGTCTTTTACGCCATATTGCTTGGCAGTACCTTCGAGAAACTGAAATCCACCAGTCGCCCCGGTTTCTTTGTTATAGGCTTTTGCATTACCTTTCGATTCGATCATATGAATCGCGGATAATGTTCCTGATGGAAGTTTGTATTTAGACTCTAGATCTGCAAAGCCGAATTTTGAAGCATTCGCTAGGACTTTCGCATTTACACTTAGTACTTTTTGCTGATTTTTAAGCTCCTTGTTTTGCTCACGTATAGAATCAGTTCTAGCATCCGTGATGGCTTTGATTGATTCTTCTGCTTTCCAAGTATCCGTTAATGCTTTCATAGCCTCTCGGTCTGCTGCCTTAAGACCCTTAGCTAATGAATCTTTATAAAGCTTCAGTAAATCATTAGCCTGAGACTCAGAAAAACCTTTTTTCATTACTATCTCGACAAATTGCGTATCCCACAATTTATCTGCATACAATTTCTGTAAGGACTTTTGAGCCTCATCTGCAGCCTGTTTTGTATTCTTGATAGCATCAGCGTGCTTCTGTTGCTCAATTGCTGCATTTTGGGCTTTATTACCCGTTAAGGTAACTTCAATACCAAACAATTTAATGGCTGTTTTGGTCTTATCAGCCTTTTCATAAGCTTCATTATATTTGTCGATTTGCTCCTTTAATGCATCTCTTAGGCTTGGGGGTAACTTCTGCTTAGCAAGTTGCTCCATAGCCTCCTTGTAGCTAATCGTGCCCAATCGAGCTTCATTAGAAATCCTTGTAAGTTCAACATTACCTTTACCGTAGTTTTGAATATCAATTAAAGCTGAACCAACAGCCATTTCTGTTTTTTTCAACTCCTCATTTTGAGCTTTAAAAGCCGTTGTTAAGTCATTAATAGCTTTGGTTTTTGCCTCACCTTTTAAGCCTTTTAATTCTTCAGCAGTACGGTTAGCCACTTCGGCTTGTTCAGCGAGAGTTCTATTCGCTTCTTCTGCCTTACCTTTAAAATAAGTGTAAGTTGCAGCCAGAGCGGATACACCTAAGGTAATTGCTCCAATTGGACCCCCGATAAGTCCTAATGCTCGGCTACCAATACTACCAACTAAAGAAGAAGCTGCTGAGAGGCGTGTTTGCGCAGCAGTTTGTGCATTTGTAGCAGCAGTTACTGCTGCCTGTGCTTGTGCGTATCGAGTTGCTGCCGCAGTTGCTCCAAATTTAGCTTGGGTTTCTGCATTTGTTGCTCGCACATTCGCGAGATGAGCTTTTGCTGCATTCAAAGCAGCGGTAGCTTCTGCATATTCTGCTTGAGCATTTAATACAGATGCTTGGCGGCTCGCTAAAGTTGAAGCCATTCCCTCTTTAATAGCAGCGCTCTTAATCAAAATTGCACGAGTTATATAACCAATACCAACGACCAAAGCCCCATCAGCAATTAAATCTAAATTACTTGCAAGAGTTTGAACTGATCCAGCTAATACCTGTGCCGCACCACTTCCCTTACCTGCTTCGCCAACAAATTTTGTGATCTCGTTGTTTAGGAGTGTGAGAGACTGCCCGATTGTGATATCTGTTTTAGCAAAAAGAGCATCAACATCAGATTCTACATTTCCAAGCGCTTTTACAATTTCTTGTGAAGTAATTTTTCCTTCAGCCGCAACTGAACGCAACTCTCCTACGGTGATCCCCATACCTTTAGCAATAGCCTTTGCTAGAGCTGGTGTTTGTTCCATAACTGAGTTGAGTTCTTCACCACGTAATGTACCGCTTGCCAAAGCCTGCCCGAATTGAACTAAAGCTGCATCAGCTGCTTCTGCACTTGCACCACTGATCGCAACTGCTTTTGATACTGTTTCAGTTAGTCGAGCAGTGTCATCCATAGTTAAATTCAGTGTTTTAGCATTATCACTAAAACGTTGATATACCTGTAACACAGAATCCCAAGCTGAATAGGTTTTTTGAGCAATTCGGAAAGTGTCTTCCGTAGCCTTGTTTAACTCAGCTTGATTGTTAGTGACTAACTTAAGGCGATTTTGTAATCCAGTATATGTATCCATCTTTGAAATGGCTGAACCTACTGTTAATAAACCAGCCATGTGTCCAGCTAAAGCTCTGGTGGCTACAGACAAGCTGTCCATAGACTTAGATGCAAACTCACCTTTACGTTCAATGCTTTCCAGTTCATTGCCTAGATTACGCGCATTACGTTCAGCATTTTGCGAATCAATAACAATGACCAAACGGGATTCTTGTGCCATCTTACTTTTCCTCTAGGCAATAAAAAAACCCGCTTGCGCGGGTTTCATTTCTTTTACTTACTTCAAAGCTTTACTTAACAGTATTTACTTGATCTTTAAAGCGTTTTAATGCGTGGTAAGCCTTACTATCCTTAGAACCATCAATAATCGGATTTTCGATTAGTCCCTTGCTAGTATTAACTCGAATCCAAGCTCTTTTTGAATTAAGAATTTTATCCACTACGGTTAAATCAGTAACAAATACTTTGCTAGACTCCAATAAAGTACCAGTTGAAAAATCCGTTAAAGTGTTTTCTCTTAATTTGATTATTTCTCCATCAATATTCAAATCAACAGAGTTTATAGAAACGATTGAATTTATAACTGATATCTTTAACCCTACAAGATTCGGGTTATTGCTTAACCAAATCGCGCCTATTAAAGGACAAACCATTTGATCACATGCAACACTATGCCCATCAATAAAAACTCTTTTTGATCCATCAAATCCACTTGTAGTTACTTTAGGTGCCAACCCAGATGTTGTAGCGCACCCCACTAATCCAAGACTTAATAGACCCGCAGCCAATAATTTTTTCATGAATTTTCACCATTTGTTATAAATTGTTTTAACTTTAACAAACTGGTTACTAAATGTCACATAAAGGAAAACCACCCGAAGGTGGTCTTTTAAATCAGGCTATGCATGTAAAAGTTTTTCAGCACCAGCAGCCAAGAAAGCCGATCGAGTAGTATATCTCTTACCTTTACCTACATTCTCATCAATTTTACGAATCAAACGGCTTGGTAAAGTAACATTGATTTTTTCTGGTTTACCCAGATAACGACTAACATCAACTTCGGTAACCGCCCAGATCATTCCTTTATATTCAGGATCATCGACAAATTTAACTAGTTCGGAAGCTAATGGGATTTCCTCACCATCTTCAGCCAATATTTCTAAATGGCCTGAAATAGCTTCTTTAACATTCTCAATAGCTTCTTCAAGTGTGTCACCAGCACTAAAACAACCTGGAATATCAGGAACAGTGACACCAAATGCCTCAGTATCTGATCCTCGTTCAATTGCAATTGGATATAACATCTCAACACTCCATGCCCTTGGCATAAACATATCGCCCACTGCGTTATGATTAGTTGTAAGGGATATAGTATTTAAAGTCGGGAAACAGCGGGTCAATTTAGACCCGCTTGTTTCAAAATGCTTTTAACAGTTCCGTTTGGTAAATCCTTTTTAGGATGTGGGATTGTAACTAACCCCTTTTTGGTTGGGTGTTTAAAGTGATGATGACTTCCTGAAACCCTAACCTCATACCAACCATCTGCTTCAATCATTTTGATTAAATCCAGACTTTTCACACCAATCCCTTATTAACTTGATGAGATAATAATAACCCTAGAGTTATTATATGTAAATAACTCTAGGGTTACTTTTTTGAGGACTTGGAATTTATTTTTTTATGGGCTTCATCTAAAAACAAATTATCCAACGCAAAAATACAGTCATTAAAAATATGAGCAGCCACGGGCAAATCATTATGTTCAGCATAGATATTGATTGCATGCTGGTCTAATGATAACGGGATGCTCTGCTCATACCGTCTGGATCGGCATATAGTGCTAAATGCCGAAAGAATGGATTCAGCCGCATAAGAATATTCTGGCGGATCCGGAATGTGTCCACCTAAGAATTTGATTTGTTCGATTTCGTGCGGCGTTTTCGACGCATACGTTTTTTGGTATTTGTAGAGCTCGATGACTTTCCCAGAATTAAAGCCTTATCCTTGTCGGCTTCTTCCTGAATCTTCTGGGCCTGTTCTTTAATGAATAGCCAGATTGAAATACCAATATCACCAAGATTAAGAAGCTTTGAGGCATTCTCAGGGGTATAAGGCTTTTCAGATTCAACCGTTTTACCGTCTACGATTTCGGCAAATACCACACCTTTCCAGTCTTCGATTAAGTGGGCGGCGCATGCATCCATTAAAAGTTCATGGTAAAGCTTGGCATTTTCATCTTTGACCATCACATCATAGCCTTTGGATGAAATCTGATTTCCGGCTCGTTCAATTGCTACCTGAAAAGGTTTATAGGCGATACCACGGACTTTGAACTCTGCCTGTACCTCGCCATCAGCCCCCTTGTATTCACACCATTTTGATACGTCTGAGCTTTTAATAATTCCGACTTTTAAAGCCATAGCAACCTCTAATTTTTAGAAATAAAAAAGCCCATGGGATTCCATAGGCTTTGTTACTGATTAAGCTAATTACACAAGAGCACGTACAATCGTTGGAGCTGTACGAACTTGAGCAAAGTTGATGTCTACAGTAATGATGTCATCACCACCACCATCCGGGTGATTGGCTTCCATCACTTCTAATTGAGGGAAGTTGAAAGAATATTTACTTCCTTTGCTGTCTCTGATGTCGAAGGTCAGTGTAAACACATCACGGGTTTTGATTGCATCAATCCAACCAGCAGCTGTGGCCGAGAACATGAATGAAGCATTCGCTTCGATATCCATCATCTTCTCTAAATAAAACTCTGGAGTGTATTTACCAGATCCGATACAACGGATTGCTTCAAGATTGTTATTAACTGAAAGCGTAAGCGATTGCATGCACGCTTTACCTTGAATTGATTGACCATTAATAAGTAAGTTTTCCACGTTTGGCATGCTGACCAATGGACGTGTTGAAGCAGCAATAGGGTTTACAACCGGACTTGTAGTCTGTCGAGTGAATGAACTCCCTACCAGACCAAAGTTACCGGTGATTTTCCCGGTTGTTTGAATAGTGATTTCACCGGTATTTACCTGTACACCACGGTAGATAAACACCTGTCCAATATCTTCAAAAACTTTAACCAGCGTTAATGACTTACGTACAGCACCTCCAATGGTTAAGCTATTCGTTGCCCAGTTATTAAAAGCTAATGCACTTAGGAATAAATCAAACGTACCAAGTGACAATTCAAATTCTAACTGACCAGCTACTTCAGCTTCAGTAACTACACCGCCTTGACGATAGCGTGAGTCTACAACCTCGCTACTTTCTTCAGTTGAGACATTTTCTGATAAGCCATCACTTACACGGCGAATTGTGTACCAAATTGGGTTTGCTGGAGTCGTCCCTAATACTGCTTCTTCACAAGCATATAATCGAATTTTTGCGCCTGAACTCATTTATAGTTCTCCAAAATTTAGGCATAAAAAAACCCGCTTTATCAGCGGGCAGTTATAAAAAATGGGCGTAAAAAAACCGCTAAAATAGCGAGTTGTTAAAGTGTTTCATCGGTATCTGAGACTTCCGGCGGTTCCATCCCAACCATTGCAGCGGCTACAGCCTCGGATAAGTTTGTAGGTTGGAAATCAAAAGGTGTTTCAGTTGTAGGCGGCTCAGGCTCTGGTTCAGGCTCTTCATGCAAGCGAATGTCAATCCAACGACCTTCAGGAATATCTGTTGGTATTTCCAAGTCTGCAACTACAGCAGCAAGTTCAAAATCAAACTTACGTTTGTAAGTCTTGATGGATAGATCACCATTTTCTAAGGTGTCATAAACAACAGCGACAATGGTGTTTCCATTTGCGTCTTTTGGAACCTCGATGTACCAGCCTTCCTGAGCAAAACCTAAAGAACCTTTAAGTAGATATTCTCCAACCTCAACTTTCTTAAATTCGATTGGTTGCTTTTCTGCATCACTATTAAGTTCAATATGATCATTAAATAACTTCACTACTGGTGATGCCGATTTTAAGAACCCATTTGCATCGACTGATGTATTAAAGCTGGTTTTAATGTGTCCCCACGTAGTCCAGACATCATTTCCTGCCCCATATCGGTAGGAAAGCTGTCCACCCAATACTGCCTTAAAAATCTGCCATGAATACGTTCCATATGAGTTTGATCCCAAATACGACATTAAAGAACCATATCGGCTAGGCATATTAAGTGGGTTATTTGTATTCCCCGCTTGCCAGTCGCCATTTGATAGGAAAGTAAACTTGTTATCACCTAAAACGGCTACCCATTGTGGAACCGACACCTTGTCATATAGCTCGCTAATTTTACCGCCTGTGAAACCTTGGGTACCAAGATCACCCAAACCTAGTACTTGACGAGCTCCACCAGCAGAAGACGCTCCTGTTCCCCCTTGTGCTATTGAAAGTGGAGTAGCTAAACCTTTCATTTCAGTAATGTCAGTATTCACCCCTTTTTCAGCAGCTCCTAGATTTGATCGAGCTTCTGCTGCAGTGATTGCCCCTGTACCACCTTGAGAGATTGCTGCAGTTCCTTGAACTTGTGAAAAGTTAGGGCTTAAATTGGGAATGCCGGAAGCGAATGGCAGCATAAATTGCCGCTTGCCCTGAGCTGAGTTCAACTGGAACGGTCGATGGTCCCAATTAAATTTAAATACAAGATTTGCCATTATGCTGTTACCCCGTCAATCACTTGGAAAGTCAAAGTTTCAGTGTGCTGTGTAGTGCAACTCACCACAGCTTTAATATCCATCTGACATAAACCAAGTGGCCATGCTGCTGTGCTTGCTCCAGATTTCACATTAAGCCAACCCTTTTGTGTGCTCTGGCTTAATGCTGCACAAGTCAATGTAGCTACCACTGCTCCATCCGCCAAAGCTTTAATCTGTGAAGTAAAGGTGTAACCGGTTAGATCAATTGCACGGCGAACATCATCGGGTGGATATTGCAAAGTTTCATCCATATCAACTAGCTGAAGATTTAAGTTGAAAGTGTCACCACGCTTAAAAACAAAATTGCTCATAAGTGATTCCTATAGACATAAAAAAACCACCGATGAGGTGGTAGTGAAAGATTGGTTTGTTATGTGCTTTAGTTAACTAAAAAACTTATTGATACATTGTATTGAATGAAGTCAGCATCTTTACCCGCATAAATAGATTGGCCATTCAAACATTCTAAGTGTTCGATTGTGAAATATTCAAAATGAGCAAGTAATGCATCACTCAATTTTGTGATTTCAATTATTCCTGAATTGGGACGTGCAAAGCATTGAATCATGATATTACCGGTACGGCGAGTACATGGCTTATCTGCAATGCCAGAAGTAAAACTGGGACCACCTGCAATCGTTAAGCGGCACCAAACACCATCTTTAGGTACATTAAAGCCTGGTAAATTTGGATACTGGATTCTGTCTTGCGTAATACCGGTAAAAGCTTGCATACGATCGATAATAGCTTGCCTTGTCTGCTCTAAAGTCATTGCCATTTTAGCCGCCATACTTCTGAGAAATAAAGGTAAAGGTGGTGTTGTAAATTCCTTGTGGTGCTTGATCAGACCACCCATTTTCTAAGCGCTCTGCATAAGGCTGGTTGTTCTGGATATAAACTAAATTGCCCAACTTAAACTTCACGGCTTGAATAGCGGCATCCTGCACGGCGTTTGTTTCAGGTCCACGCACACCATAGTCTCCAGATCCAATTGAAACGATATGCGAAGCACGATAAGCGCCAGTATCAACAGGACTTGAAACCACTAAAGACTGAACAGCATCCATTGTAATTTTCTTTACCTTTTCCTCTGCTGTTTTAGCCACATCAAAACTAAATTCAGTTGGCTTTTTCCCCTTCCATCCCATCATTCACCTCGCTTTCTTCATACATTTTAAAAAGGTCTTGAGCGATCGCTTGAATTGAATATGCTTCAAACTCAACACTTGGCTCGCGCTCACCCATTAGCTTTTTAATCTTTTGCCAGACATGAACAGCTTTATGTAAAAGCAATCCATACACTTCAATTAAATTTCTTTCTGAGGTATCGCCCAACTGAACAACTGCATACGCGCCGTCAGAATAAAAATCAACTTGTGCAGCAGCACCTTCAGTAGACAAGAACTTATCAACGTTATTCATGTCCTCGAATAACAGATCCATGTGAAGCTGACTTCTAGCAAGAGTGTATTGAACATGTTGAAATGGTGAGATATGCCATAAAGGTACGTAATCTGTGCTAACCATGGTCTACCTTTTAACTTAGCAAAGGCATTTCAGTTGCCTCTCTGCCATCAAATGCATTATGAATAAAAATGCCATCCACATATTCGGGATGGCATTCGCAGTGAAAAAATGAATGAGGTTTTAAATCATCATCAGGTACAACCTGAAAGCTGTCATAGACCTCATGTGCAGTCCAAGTCATAATTACTCCAATAAAAAACCCACCGAAGTGGGAATCATGATGAAACTTGTAACGGTTTAAGTTTTCTAAATACTTCCATAATTCTTGTATAGTGGATTTCATTTTCTTTTGCGTATTTATCCAAATCAGTTTTTAATTCTTCTTTTCTAGAGAGTGATTCTGTATCTAAAAATTCAGCAATTGCATCATATTCAATTACAATTTCAATTTGTTTAAATAAACTCAGATACAAACCCAAAAAATCACCATCTAACTTCTTAATATTTTCCTTAAAACTTATAGCTTGATCATCTACTGCATCAATTTCATCTACCTTTAAGAAGAGATTTGCTACATCTCTATGGAATTGCATTTGCTGTTCATTAAACTTTTCTACATCTGCTTTTAATCTGGGGTTAAGGTTATAAAATGATAAAAAATCATTAGTTACTATTCTTAATATCTCCTCACTCAATTTCTCATTTTTCACAGCTACATGTTGTTCTCTCCAGTCATTGAATAAAACAAATGCTGCAATTGGAGCAAGAAATGCTGCACCTATTGTGAATGCATCTTTTAAAACATCGTATGCTTGCTTTTTATCAAGTAAATAATGATTCCATGGAAATGAACTTAAAATAATAAAACTAATTAACAAATAGCCTATTACTCCACCACCAACGAAATAACATACTCGTTTAATTTTATCTTCTAATTTTCTACTGGCCATATATCCCCCTAATTTAGAAGGATATTAGAACAAGTATTTAAACCTTCCTCAACTGACATTTCCAGATTGTACTGGCCGGATCTTGCTGAATATGAATAACTCGAAATGAGCCTAAAGCTGTTAGCCATTCATCATCAATTTTAGGTGTCATGGACACTTCATTTTGAAGCACGGTAGCCTTCTTATCTGTGGCCAGGACTCCAAGCGTCTGAATCTCATATTGACTGTAAGAGCCAAACAGAACGCCACGGCCAGAATAGTTTTCTTTAACCTCAATAGAAGTTTCAGTTTTAGGATCCCAATTAGTTTTTGAGATCCGCTCACAAGTAAATGAATGAACGGCGTCAGCCAAATCATCATTAAATGCTTCAGCAATGTCTGCCTGAATTTCGTCACGTAAGCCCATATCAAGCCCTGTAAAGTGGTATGCCAAAGCCATTAAAACTTGCATTTGGATCTTTCAAATCAAGTGAATCAATAAAATCAATTGCTATCTGTTCAAAGCTAGAAATTGCTTCAGATCCATCTTGGTATTCTTTTTCTGACTCTACAGAATCAGCTTTAACTTTCTTGCGCTTCAGCTGCTGATCTTTGCCGTTATAAATTACCTTGGCCAGAATTCCTTTGATAATTTCACAAGCTGCATCCTTAAGAAGTGGGTCAATAGGATCTGGTACAAAACCTATTCTGTTTTTCATCCAGACATTTGCCAGTTTAACCAGACGAGCTTTATCACTGTCTGGTGCAAAATCGCTGCCCAAAATTGAATTTGCGTCATCTACAGTAATAAAGCTCATTGCATTATTCCTTCGGGATTAATTTAAGGAGTTCTGCTTTTGTTGCAGACGGCTTGTAGCCAATGTTCTTACTAGCCAAATACTCTTTTAATTGATCATTTGACCAATTTTCAAAATCATTAGCTGCCGTTTCTGTAGCTGGATTTTCTTCCGCTTTTCCAGCTTCCAATTCAGCAATACGCGCTTGCATAGCAGCAACATCATTTTTAAAAGCCTCAAACTCTGCTTGAATGCTTACTACCTTTCCTTCAGCCGCTTTAGCAGCATTGTCAGCTTGGAGTACAGCATCTTTTAAACGTGAGTTTTCAGAAATTAACTCCGAACTATCACCATTAGCTTGTTCCAAGATTTCGATTTTCTGTTTAAGTTGCCCGTTTTCTTCAATAACCTTTTCACAGTCAGCTTTTGCTTGATCAATGACTTTTTGCAGCTCTGGAGTAATTCCAACCGCGACATTTACTGTGGCCAAAGTTGTTTTTGCAGGTTCTTCCAATTTGCGAACTTCAACTGGAATATTCAAAGCTTCATAATCATTTTGAATTTTCGGGTAATCACCGTAAATGATTACCTCTTCAGCACTTCGATTTGGATATTCATAATATTCAGGGTTTGCAATAGTCCCTACTTCTAATGCAGCTGCTGCCGCAATACGTGTATAGATTAGCTTCATGATGCATTTCTCTTTAATGTAAAAAGAGGGCTTAATAGCCCTCTTATAGTGAGATGTTTATGAGTTAACCAGTTGTTGTGCCAGACAAGTCAAGCAATGTGCCTGCTGTCATTTTGTTGCTAGTAGCATGTTTTTTCCAGTTGGCACTTGAACCAAGTAAAGTAAGGTCAGGGTTTTCGCCTTTTGATGTATCCCAGCTATAACCAAGAATATCTAAGTTGAACGCGCCTTCAGCACGCATTCCAATGCCTAAGTTTTCTTCATCATTGATGTCATAAGCTCGGAAGCCAGGTACTTGTGATTCTGTAACAGTAACCGCACCCATTTGCAAACCAAATGCATCATCATCACCTACAGCATCTGTAACCAATACCGGCTTACCTAAGGTACCTGGTAAACCACCATAGATAACGATTTCAGATTCTCCATAAATTTGCTTGGTGATTGCATCATCGACAATATCGAAATAAGTATCTGAGTTCATCACCCACAAACTAATACGACCAAACTTATCACCAAACTTACGCATACCACGTGTTAGTGCTTTACGGCCATCTACCGCAATACTGCCTTTGGCAACCATATCTGGGTTGCTAGAAATAGCTGCTTTTAATGAGGCTAAACTGTACTGTAAACGTCCTGCAACCAATGCATCTGCTAAATCATAACCAAGAATCATTGCAAATTCTTCAGGTGTACGTGCACGGCGTTTGAATGCCTCTTCAGTGGAAGCATAAGGGCCATATTTATATGGGACTTTTACACCTACAGATTCACCAGAACCAATTTTCTCAGGCACTACTTTGGCGGTTGAATTCACATCACGATGTTTAATGCTACCGCCCACTTTGTAGAATGCTTCTTTGTTGAAATCACCTTCAATGATCTCATTACGATAAACAATTGCACCATTAGAGGCTTGGTTAAATACATTCAAATTGTCTTGCAAACGCTCTAAATAAGCAGTTTGTGCCAATTGGTTGTAGATGATCATGTCTGAGTTAACTGTTGTAGTCATAACGACTTATCTCCAAATTTTTAATGATTAGTTCGGCAGTTTTAGGAAGGCATCATTGCCATGTTCTTTGATGTAGTCAGCTTTCTGAGAAACAGACATTTCACTGCGTTTCATTCCTGCAGGCGCTCCACCTTTGCCCCCACCTTGAAAACCGCCACCAGTTCCTTTACCACCTTTAAGAATTAAGTCTTTATGCTGGTATCCACCAACCAATGACTCTAAAGCTTCATCAACATTTGCAAGTTCACCCGGACGGACACGCGAATAAATTTTTTCGCCGTTCGGATCATATGCAACCACCTTGCCCTCTTCGATTTTGAAGTGATGACCAAAGGTCGCTTGCACCATATCCACAGGTACTGCAATATTGTCTTGAATGTACTTAGAACGAGCAAAACCACCGCCGATAAGTTCTTTATGTAAAGAGGCTTCTAGAGCATCACGTTGCGCAACAATCGGGGCATATTTTTCCTCAACTGCTTTGATAGCTTCAGCTTTAACTTTCTCAACTTCACCGGCATCCACCAGCTTTTTATCATCGAGATTTTGGATTGTTTGTAATGCCTTTTTAGCTGCCGCTGGGTCTTCAATTCCTTCAAATGCTTTTAAACTTGCTTCCGCTTGTTCTTTAGCTAGACGATGGTTTTTTGCCTCAGTCCCCAGCTCATCAATTTTTGAAATCGCACGTGGCGCATCAAAACCGACTTCCTTTCCATCATCATGAATATAAACAGGATGGCCCTGTTCATTGATTACTGCGTAAGACTTACCTTCAATAGTTACTGTTTTAAGTTTCATAGGTTTCCACCTTTAGTTATTGAGTTTCCACTCGTTACGCTGTTTGCTTCCGCTTTCGGCAGGCAATAAAAAAGCGCCCTTTAGGACGCTTCATTTCTATAAATGATTATTTACTTAAAGCTTGGCGTACAAATGCATCTTTTGCTTCAAGTAGCTTTCTTAATCCTGTGGATTTTTCAGGCCCGTCAGGAAGTTGCTCATCCATTTGCCGAGCTAAATCACCAATTGGCTTACTAACTTGCTGCAAATGTTCAGGTAAATGTTCATATTGGAAATATTGGATAATAGGGCTTGGCATTTTCTTCTCGCAAAAAAAGCACCCGAAGGTGCTATGGTTAAAAATTAAGTTCTATTTGATAAGTGCAATTGCTTTTAATCTTTCAAAAGTAAAACCATAAATTGCCATGGCTTGAAACCTTAATTTGAAGAAATGGCACCAGAATTCATTTTGTGCTCAGAATATATTGAGCATCTGACATAGTGATTTGCTTTTCAGACATTTGTAATACCTTTCGCTACATTTCCTTTGTTTGATTTGGCCTTGGTGCATCACTCACTAAGCGAACACCATGAGCACCATATGCTTCAAAAGTTACAGTAATTGTTGCGGGTCCATTTAAGGCATCAGAATTCATCTGTACTGCTCTTTGTCCAGCTAGAGGTTGTCCAGTTTCTTCATCACAAATAACCAGATAACCTTTCAAAGTAGGGTGACGCTTTAGCACTAAATGTCTTGACTCACTCATAAGCCCAACTCCTTAAAGGTTTGCTCATCCAACTTTCGAAGTTGGTCCAATGTGTATAACCGCCTCTCTGGATCGAAGAACTTATCAAAATCAAATTTTCCTTCCTTATAGAGCTTGTAACGTTTCGGCCCCAACCATTCTCTTTGAAAGAAATCATCTGTCTTCTTGAAGAACTCTCTAAACGTAGTATTGGCATCTAGCTGCCCTATTAACTGGCTACGCTCTTCTTTGGGGATGTCTTTAACTCTACGTTCGTCCATTACAAATGGCCGTTCACCGATAAGTTGACCATCTTTTTTAACTGGTACTAGTTCGCTGCGACAATTAGGATGCAACGGCGGTACACGTTTTGCCGGATCATCAATCCTCCAGACAGTACCGTCTAAATGAGCACAAAGCTTAGATGTTCTTCCATCCAATACACTAATAAAACGAACATACTCAAAACCTAACTGTTTGAAAGTATCTAAATACGTTTGATTAGCAACATGACTACGAACTGTTCTTACGGTACGTTCAATATCCGTCTTAGAGCTACTTAAAAGCCCATCCTCATAATTAAGCCGTTTGGTACCACGAATACGCTGAACTATTTCCTGATTTGTTTTACCTGAATTAATACCATCTCGAATTGCATACTCAACCTTTTGACGGGCACTTTCAGCAATTCTTGAAAGCAGATCATCGACAAGAGCGCCACCTGCCAACGGAACTTTTTTAGCGGATAAAAATAGTTTTTCCCCATCAGGCTTATTAATTTTTGCTCCATAGAGCTTAGCTACGTAATTGGCCTCATAAACAGCCAAAGCTGTAGCAGAGACGGCGAATGCTTCAGGCAAGCTGGTATTTACACTAGCAAACCATTGGGCAATCAAATCCCTAATTTCCCTTAAATTTGAAGTTGTATATTTACCACCAGCTAAAGCAACTTTCTCCGACTCATTAAGCTCATCAAATAAATCCCGAAGCTTAGATAGCATCTTGCTCGTATCATCATTGAATAAAGCCAATAACTCATTTACCGTTTTTGATGAAGCACGATAAAGATAGGCCTGGTGCTGAGTGAGTGCTTCAAATAGTTTTTTGATATCTGTTGCCATCTCACTCTACCTTTTGATTTAAAGTCCCATCTTGCTCTGCTTCAACATTCTGTAGCTCTTCTTCATATTTTTGTTTAGGGAACATACCTGTTTGGTTGTATTCCCACCATGATTTAAATGAAGATCGGCCTTGTAGAGCTGCTTCAAATAACTGTCGAGCTAACTCAGCTAAATAACCCTGTTTGTTAAATTCTTGACTGATTTCGAACATCAAATCATCTTTAGTTAGAACATCCACATTAGGCGTTACAAACTTAGCAGCCCATCGTAATGCTGCTGACAAGGCTTCATTCATATTAACGACACAGAGCGAAAGAACTGAATGCTGAACGGCGTCATCACTATTCGCTTCGGTAGCGGTCTTTTTACTTCCCGAGCCCTTCTCAATTAAACGCGCCCCCATCTCCTTCATTTTTTCCCACTTATCTTTCATCGCTTCCCGGGCAAGAGTATTAGGGTCGGCTTGTACAATTCCTAAACCACCATTTTCAGGTAAAGGCAAAAGTACTTTCGCTCCAATGTAGATGCCACGTTTCTTGGCTTGGTCATACCACTCCCAATTAACACCCTTCGCATAATATTGAGGTTGCCCCATATAAAAAACGGACTCTTGAAAGTCCGCACTGTCTCTGTAATGGGCTAAATTGAGATTAGCCAAAGGAAGTAATGGTGGCTTTTTAATCTCTTCTGAATTATCAATTGCACCTACAAATGTAAAAGGTATATAGGTCCAGAAATTCCCGTTGTAATCTGTTGGAAACTTCTTCTCTCCGCCAACCCAGTTACCCTTTTCACCCTTTGTATACACCTGAACGGAATAAATATATTCCCCATTACCCTCTTGCTCTAAACGAAGTACACGATATTGCTCTTGTTCGGTTTTACTAAATCCATCAGCACCGCGCTCAGACTTAAATTCACGTATAACCACTAAGCAAAGCTTTTTCTGGTTATCGATCATTACTGAATCCCAATTCACTACATCAAGGGCATTTAGTAAATGAATCATCGGATAGGCTTTTTGTGCTTTAAATTCCGCTAGATTACGAGCTGGCGGCACATCAGGATAATCTACATATAAAGCACAACGATAATGCTTCAATAAATGGCGAATTCCATTTTGAGCCAATTGATAAGTACTTAAACCAGCACCATTTGCATTACGTTCTAAATGAGCAAGTTCCGGAGGAAATTTAAAACTTGGATCGGTTGCAAAAGCTGCACCAACTAAACTATTTGATGTAGTCCCTGTTACTTCATAAAAGACTGCACGGGTAAGATAAGCCTCATAAGCGCTTTTATTTGCAGGTGATTTATCATGTGCATTTGGCATCGGCAAATATTTTTCACCTTTAGCCTTAACTGCATCTTCACCTTCACAAACATCATCAAGTTTTTGCCAGTATGGCAAGTTCTTAACATATTCAGCATGTTGAAAAGTTACATCACTCATCGAGCAAATCCCATATCAGCAAAGAAGGCTTCAAAACCTTCATGTAATTCATTAAACGCATCTGAAGCTGCATCCACTTGGTCGTCATGTGTACCGTTAGGAAAATGACGAAGCTCATCAATAAAGTCCTTATTCCATTCACCTTTGAGCATACGTACATTTCCCACGTTAACTTGGGCCGCAAATGGTTGTGCCCGTGTAAGCTTGTCACCTGAAATTGGCTTAGCTATCACGCTATAACCCGCAAGAAGCTTCACAAATGAACTAGCTTGCGATTTACCAGCTTGACCGGGATCTTGTGGTAGACGCACAGAAACTTTTTTCCCATCTATTTTTGCTGTTTGTTCTAAGCGCTTATTCACATTGTCAGGTCCAAGCTGTCCTCTAGTTACATCGACAATGTAAGTAAAACCATCTGCGCCTAGAGCTTCTCGCACACCTACTGTAAAGTCGCCCTCATTTTCGGTAGCCCCAAAATCCCAAGCCCTAACTTGTTTCAATACATCCGCAGGCAAAGCATCAACAATTTGAATATTGTCGGGCTTAAAAAAACCGCCTGCTGGCGGTGATGGCATTTGTCGGTACTGCCCGGCAAATACATATGGTGCTGCTTGCTCCATTAGTCTCAATTTTTGAATATTGTGTTTTGCTGGCCATAGTGCCGATCCGTCTTCCTGAATAGCTGAAAGACATAGATGCTCCCACACTTCACCGTTACCACCAGCTACAGGAACGCCGTCTTTTCTATCACCTAGCAACCATCCAGCTAAATCATCTTCATGAAGTCGCTGCATAATCACAATGATCGGCGTATCTGGCGAGTTAGTACGCGATTCGAGTGTGTTCTGAAACCAATCAATTACCCCTTCTCGAATAGTTTTTGATGAAGCTTCATGTGCTTTGTGCGGGTCATCAATAATAATGCAGCCGCCAAAGCCTTTACGAAGTTTTCCTGCACCAAAACCGGTAATCGTGCCGCCTGTACCAGTCGCATAGCAGACACCACCTTGGGAAGTTCTCCAGAAGTCTTTAGCCTTACTATCATCACGCAATGTAAGCTCGGGAAAGACTTTTCTATACGCCTCTTCTTGCACAAGGGTTCGTATTTGGAAGGCATTATTTGCGGCAAGCATTGCCGAGTAACTGATATGAATAAACTCACAGTCTGGATTCTTACCAAAACACCAAGCCATGAAATTAATTACAGCAATTTCAGTTTTAGAATATCGTGGTGGAACGTTAATAATTAACCGCTTTATCTCTCCGCGATAAACTTTCATTAAAGCTTCGCAGATTTCTAAGTGGTGCCAATTTTGCATCCATTTATAACCACGGCGCTCCTTAAACATGTACCTTGTGAAGAAATATAAATCTTCTTGCGCCTCGATCCGGATGGCTTTATCCCGAGCCGCATCAGTACTCATCTAAGACTTCCCTCCGCGCTTTTAAGTAATCTTCCATTGGAACAGGCACATCCGAATTAACCGTTTGTAATGGTCCGCCGTCTTTGCCTGTAATTTCTTGGCGATTAGTAAATTGTCCACCAATATCTTTTGCAGCTTGTTCTAGAATTTTTAGCGCTGTTTTAACGTTTCTAGTTCTATCAAGCTGTCTTTGGTATTGCTTCAGACGGTAGTACTTATTAGCAATAGGAATATCAATTAAGCCTTCATCAAATTTCTCTCTGGTTGATTCAAAAAGCTCAACAAATTTCTTGCTTAAGTTTCTGCCCGAATATTTTGTTGGATCATAGCATTCACATTGGCTACGACTAATATCAACTCCAAACTCTTGCTTGACCTGTTCAACCACTTCTTGAGGGGTATCACGGCATGCAAGAGCTTGAACAATAAATATTTTCACAGGCTCTTTTAGTGCTGCCATAAATTCCCCTTCGTACAGCTACGTACAGCAAACAGGACAAAAAAAAGAGCCAAAAGGCTCAATTGATTACACAATTTCCGCAGCATCTTGAAATATCAAGATTCGAAACAAACGGCGGATTTTTTGCGACTTCAATAAGTCGCTTAACATTTTTGCTTGGTCCATAACGTTTAACTACGCCAATAAACTCTTCAACGTCATGACCTGCAAGATAGTGCTTAGGAAGACCAGAACTATCGCTATAAACAATTTCTCCGTCCTCGTCTCTCATCACTCCAATGTGGTAAAGCTCATGTTCAAGTAAGTAACAGAACTCTGTATCGTTTGCACGCTCACAGAAAGAAGCGTCGACAGTTATTAAATAAGTAGGTACAAAACCAAACCAATCACGCATCTGTTGCTCTTGTCGAGCTTTACGCCAGCCACCAACATTGAACATGACTTTTTCGCACTGGCCCAACACCATAGCTTGCTTGCTTTTATATGCAGAAGAGGCCCACGCGAATGCTAAAAACTCGTCATTATCATGAAGCAGCTCAGCAATATGATCATGATCTGGATTATAAATAGGACCCCCAATAGTTAAGTAATTAGCCACAACCCATTTTTTTAGATCTGGTGCTGGTGTTAGTCTAATTGCTTCTTCTTCATCTGCTTGATCAATAAAATCAGTCGGTGGAAATGGTCTGATCTGCTCCATTAAAAATCTGCCTCTTTAAGTTTTTAAGCCACTGACTAGCGAAATGAGCTTGGATCTGCAATGGACCAGATTCATTAATCTTAAATCTTGGTGCTGCCTCTAACCGAACAACGGTATATCCCATTTCTTCAGCAACATCGTAACGGTCCATACTCCACGCTTTTGTAGCCAGCTTGCCCTTTCGGCCACCTGACCAAGGTCCACCAGCAATTTCAACTAAAATACGATATTCAATTAAATGAAAATCAAAACGCCAATGCTTAGTAGACTTAAACTGGAGTTTCTTTTCGTACTTAATTTCCAGATTATCCAAAGCTTGAGTAAATTCTTCTTCAGCCTCTAAGTACTTTTGAGTAGCTTTAGGTAGTGGTCTAGATTTGGACTTAGTTTTAGGTTCTTTTTTTCGTGTAAGCCAAAAGTATTCTGTAGAATCCATTATTCTCACCCATAAAAAAAACCGCCCTTAGGCGGTGGCTAAACTCACAGGCAATATAGTATTACTTCTTAAAAGTTGCCTTATAAAGCTTTGAATTAAAGTAATCCGTAATTTCTTTACCTTCGTTTTGAATTTTTTCCTCATTTAAGGGTAAAAAATCTAATTCAAATTTCAAGCTCATATACTCTGGAATAAACTTCTTTATAGGCGGAGGTGGTTTAGGTCCACCTTCTGTAATTTTTTCGATTAATCCAGCTAACCATAAAATATACTCACCTTCTGAATTATGAGGAGGAATCAAACTCACATCTATTTTTACTTTACATTCATCTAATGGTCTACTAAACAATTCAACAAAATCAATAAAATTATATTTTAATTTAAATTCTGTTCCCTCAATTTCTCTGCGTATACATGTCATAAGTAAGTTCATATTTTCAATACAGTCATGTGAAAACAATTCCTCATCTTTAATTTTGTTATAAATATTTTCCGCAAACATGAGATACTGTGGCATTTCAGCAGCTCCTCATTTTTATAAAGTATTTTTCTTAAGGTAGTCCTATTATAACAATGTTGCAACAAGAAATTTTCCATTTTTAGTTTAAGAAAATTTTAAAAATTATAAAAACGATTATATTCAATAAATTAGTACGAATAAAAGCTATGGAAGTTTGATCTTTCTATTGAGCTTTAAAATGGATTATTGTGTTTAAATCATCAATTTAAAAAGCTTGCCTAGTAGGCAAGCTCCCCCTTTTTTTGATATTTGCGCTGATCAATAAGGTTTAGTGTTACTTAAAGCAACACACTGATAATACTGAAATATTTAAAAATAAAAAAGCCCACTTCCTATTTTTATTCAGAAATGGGCTTAGCGAAAAAAAACGCTTAGACCTGAAATAGGAAATATCTATTCGGAAATATCTCCAACTTCATATTGGCATAATATTTAAGCACTAGCAATAGGGATTGAATTAAAAATATCAAATATTCATATTTAAATAGATAAAGATTTCTTTTTAAATAGTTTTATTTTTAGCCTACATAATTTTTTTACTTATTAAGAGTTATAAAGAATATGTGCCCATCAATAGGTAATACTTAATAAGGTCTTATGTGTAGTAACCATTAGGCTCTAGAGAGTAAGAACTCAAACTGACTAAAAATAAAAAATAATTAATTTTCAATATTAATGATCATATACTGCAAAGTTATGTATATTCCAACTTCTCCATTGTTGAGTGCCTCATATAAGTCTTCATCAACGAAATCTCCAGATTCATCATATAGCCATTTATGAATTTGAATAATTTGTATATTCCCTTTTTTGTCTTTTCTTGCTATTGGGTCTATTACGGACCGAACTATCACCTTCTTCTTCGTCTTAACATCGAGCAATGTGATAATTGTCATTTTAAAATCCTTATAAATATCCTGTATAACAACTACTCTCAATCAATAAAGATTTTTATATTTAAATTACTTAAATAGCAATCTTTTCAATCTAAAAAATAAATAAAAAACACTTTAATAGTGTGTGCCTATTAGAAAAGATACCTTAAATATTCTACTAGCAATAAAAAACCGCTTTAAGGGCTGTTCATCTAAAATTCACAGGTACTTAATGAAGTTTTTTTTCTGTCTTTGCATCTTTCTGGGCTCACAAATTTTTCCAATAAAGTTAGTTAACCACAAAATACTTTCTTCACGATCTTCAAAATGAGGTATAAGGCTTAAATCTACTTTTATTTTGCGATCAGCTAAAGGCAAACTTAAACAATATTCAAAGTCTATTGAGCTGTACTTCAATTTGAGTTTTTTTTCTGCAGCTTGATTCTTTATCTCAGCCATAATGCGATTTAGATTAACAATCAAATTATTTGAAATTTTATTATTTTCATATACCCGTTCGTAAACTGTCTCAGCTACATCAATGTAATTTATTAGCTCTACATTCTTATTCATGACATTTGTACTCCGTTTTTTATAATTATCCGTCTAAAATAATGTTTATTTGAGTTACTAAATTCATCACGTACGTAAATATTGTTAAAGTTTTATCACTTATTTTTAATTTAAATATTTGAATTTATTTAATAATTTTATAATTTACTAATATTTATATACATCTTTGTTCTTAACACCCCTTTTTTTCTATCACTTGCCCATTGAGTTCACCACCCACACAGATATTCATTATAAGTACCAGTTTTTAATCAGACTGGACTATAGCACGAAAGACAACCGCCCGAAAAAGGAAGAAAATTTCTTAAACTATTTAGATAGCATATATGTCTGATTTTACTTGATCCCATAAATCAAGTATTTCATCTCTCATTTCGATTGGTTGTTTTCCAGAAATTATATAAAACGTTTTCACTTCTCCTTGGAAGCTTACTTGGGTTCTAAAGTATGACTCTGTTGGCCTTTGCATACCTGTTCTTGGTCCATACTGCTTTGGAATACTTTCTAACTTCAAATCTGACTCGTCTTTCGACAAGAATTGTCCATGATGGCGACCACCAATAAATAAAGTCATACTTTCACCTAAAAATAATTAATATTTACCAACATACTAAACATAAAATAAAAAATAAAATTATTTTTATTTTTCAAATACTTAGTTCTCAATAGTAAATTATTTACTACCGAGAACTAAATCATCAAATTAATTAAAGAAAAAACCCCGCCAATAACTAGTATGTAGCGGGGCCATTTGCGCCGTAATACGTCCGGCAAGTAAACTCGCAAAGCGTCCTAAGCGAGTGGGGTTTTAAAATCAAAAAACCCGCTTCTAAAAAAGAAACGGGTCATAAAAACAAAAACTTTCAGCGCAGTATTTGTGACATATCATACAAGTTAGAAGATTATTTACAATATACTTTAAGCTTAATTTTTTGATGCTCTCAAAATATCCAAAACTCGCTCAGACATTTCGTGCAAGTTGGATCCTGTTGGAAGCCAAAAATGATAATTGATGTTGTCGCGGTTAAAAACTTGCTTGTAGTACTCAGAGCTAAATGAAGGATCTATATCAGAAGCTTTAAGCAATCTGCCTTCTTTCTCTATCTTTTGCCCATCTAGTTCACCACCAACACAGATATTCATTTTAAGTACCAAATTCTAATTAGACTGGACTATAGCATAAATATAAACATGCTTAAGTGGGCATTCTTAAACGCTTAACATTTAGACAAGCATTCAATTTAGATGATTTATAATGTAACGACCATGTATTTAGGATGAAGACAGCTAATGTGTGGTGTAAATCTAACCATTAAATCAAAGGAACATTACTTAATGCAAAGAAAAGGGGCGCTTTTAACGATTGTACTGGTGGCGCTTGGTGCCCACCACCAGTACAACACAATATCAACTCTACAATTAATTAATATGGAGGTGACACAAACAAATAACTATCATTTCTAATAGAATTTCAGGTGGCGATGTTTGGCGACGAGCCACCTGATTTAATTTTAAATCATAATTGAAATCTAGCAAGTATAAAAACAAAAAGCCCATCAAACGATGAGCTTTAGATCAGTGAATTACTTATACTTCGTCCACTATATCAAAAATATGCCATAAAGCGTCTAGACAGTCAACAAGTCTAAATTATGCTTTTCTACTAATTGAGAAGCTTTTAAACGTTCAACAATTTTAATCATTAGATCATTGGCAGTTATAACGTCGATTCCTTCAAATGCTTTTAGTGTTAATTGCAATTTATTATTAATTACATTTGTAATTATTGATATTTTACCAAAATAATCAGGGTAGTATTTCAAAGTTTCATTAACTTTCTCCCGACTAACGCCTTCATATAGTTTTACAGTGTATGTTTTCATTTGAACCTCCATTTTGTCTTAATCTTTTATCATGACCTAATAAATAAAATCTAGCGCAACTCACCATAATTGCGACCTGAGCTTTAGATTGGTTTGTTTCTTGAGCAACCTTCAACAATCCTTTATTTTCAACCTTATTTTTAATTAAACAAATTAATGCAAACTTAGTTGTAAAATCTGTTTTATCAGAATTTAATAGACTTCGTAAAAGTGCTTGAATTTGATCCGCCTCATAATCACTGATCTCACATCGAATATAAGATTTACTTTTTTGTACTTCTTTGCCAGCTTCACGCATCAACCAGTAAATTTGATTGATATGAAGCCCATCTGGCAAATCACCCCCTTTCATTCTAACTGTTTCACACCATGCGCCAAACTGCTCTAACCAACCGTCAATAGTATATTTAGACCAATCCATTTGTTGTGTTTTTAAAACTGCACTCATTTTTCACCTACCAATTGCTCAATTTGTTTAATCGCCACGCCTGCTTTCACTTGCTCTGTGCTGAACCGTAAAACTGTAAAACCCATCATTGCTGCGGAGTTGTATTTCTCCATATCCCCTAAATAGCCCTTGCCTCTTGTGTGACGGCCTCCGCTCCAGATCCCGCCTTCTACCTCAATTAAAATCTTTGTACCCGTTATTAAAAAATCTGCTCTCCATTTACGTGTTGGATGGAATTTGTATTCCTGCTCAAAACTGATCTTGTGTGTTTTTAAATGTTGTACAAGCGTTGCCTCGCCTTCACTTACAACTCGTTCTTTTTTTACTGAAGCACGGCGCTTAGTTTTGCTACTTCGTTTTGCATAAAGACGTTTGTAATCGGCAAGGCTCATTGAACTCATTCTTCAACGACCTCCTTTCTTGCAAACCACCACAAAACCACCGCCCCACAAATAGAAGCTGTGAAAAATGAAATGAGTAACCCCCACGCTAAAATCTCGAATTTATTCATACATTCGCCCCATCAATTAACTGCTGAATATTTCTAGGTATCGGCATACCTTCTCGGCGACACATCTCTGCGTATTCATGCGGATTGTCGAAAGGATCTGGACCTAATTCTTTTGCAAGTTCAGGCTCTTTTTCTTTTGCCTCAAGTTTTTGTACTGGTGCAGGTTTACGGCCATTAATCTTTAACCGTTCCATCAAAGATTTGAGATGCTTTTGTGCTTCATCATTGCTTACTGGAGTGTGTTCAGGTTCTTTATGCTCTAGTTGTAACGGCGGTGTGTAAAACTCTTGCTGACGGCCTTTTAACTGAGCTTTAGCCACCATCACGTTATAGGTTCTGAAGAAATTATCTTGAGCTGCTCTCATTTGACCGGCTTCGATCAAGTACATAACTTCATCTAATGCATACTTTGTGATTTGGGTAATGATCACCGTACGGTCTGCTGTGAATTTACAAGCACGTGACCAAGCTTCCTCTGGAGACATCCAACTTTCACCGATACACCAGGTGCGAAATTCAGCAAATGACGGCATAAAACGCCCACCTGCTGTAAGTAATCGAGCAAGCGCGTTGTTAAATTGATTTTGTTGAACGCCAACCAGTGTTTTAAGTGCAATTTGCTCAACTACTGACAGAGGAATTGCACTTTCGCCTGTTGCTGGAAATTGCTTATTGAACTGAGCAGCGTAAACAGTGCGAAGAGAAGCGATTAATTGACGCACTTCGTTCAAGGTAATCTCATGCATGACCTACCTCCTCAATCATTGGAAACTTTTTTGCTGGGGTTACATCCAAAATTTGAGATTCATTTTGTTCCTCAAAAAGATTGGAGAAGTAACCCGGCTCTTGTGATTTTTGCCCAGCTATAGAGATTTGCTCTTGCTTCTTGCGGTTAGCAGCGACTTGTTTCTCGTTGTTTTGAACCCAAGAGAACCACTTAACCAGCCAGATGCTTGGTGTATTCAACGAACTTGATTCGTTTGCAAAATACCAGTCCCCGAAGTTTTGAATCATGGTTCTCAAGTCGATTTCAGGTACCGAAACGAATCTTTGTTGAGCAAGTGAAATGAAATCGTATTGAAACTCTGAGTATTCAGAAATGAATTCACGCATTGAATAACGCTTGTGATCATCGATCTGATACTGAGCAAATTGAATTGGAGTTAATTGCGAATTTTCTTCACGCGCATTACTACTACTATCTATATATTGGTTATCGGTTAACGGTTTATGGTTAAGGTTTTTTTGGCTTTCACTTTCAGAACCCAAAATTAACCCACTGGGTTTTTGTGGGTTTTCAGAATTAACCGAGTCGCCTTCACTTTGGTTTTCTTTTGGTTTCTCCTTACGTGGACGTCCACCTTTCTTACCATTTTCACGATTTTTATCACCTACTTTTTGATAAGCGGCGATTTCTGAATCACAACGTTTGTTGTGAAACCCGTCTTCCTCTTCCACAAAAAACTCTTGCAGCACAATTAATACTGCTTCCCTTTCTTCTTGGGTATTTGCACGTAACCGACGAAAAACCGACTGGGTTTCTTTGGGTAATGGTTTTTCATGCAAATAATAGAAATCTAGAGCGCGTCGATAAAAGCATTCTTCGACTGGACTAAGGTGAGCGGTATCTACCATAAAGTCGCTGATATGATGTAAATATTTATACATGGATGCCTCCAAATAAATCTTGGTGTTGCGCATTTGGAGAAATCCAAAGGCATTCTGTGCGGACATCAGTCCCACGCCCTGATGAGATACGTGCACTTGTTTCAACACGTTTCCACTTGGCTAAATAGTCGTTGTAAAGTTCACTCGGATAGCCAGAAACAATCACTTTGCCTTCTAGCTCGAGTAAAACTTTTAAGAGTTCTTCATGGTCTTGGTCAGACATTTCATGACGATAAACACGTCCATTCTTAGCACCTGAATAACGTGTTTCATGAACATAGGGTGGATCTACATAGTGAAGAGTTTCCGAATTATCATGATCTTGAAGCACTTGAATCGCTGGACGATTCTCAATAAGAACACCAGATAATCTCTCTCCAACAATTGCCAAATGATTTGGATAGGTCATCCATAATGATTGGGCGGTGCCATATGCCCTTTTTGTATCAATCCTAAATCCAGTAATTCCTTTAGTAGCACCTGCAGAACCGAAACCCATTTGTGCTCGGATAATTAAACGGCGTGCTTTTTCAATAGGATCGTCACATGTTTCCCATGCTTCTTGAAAGTCATCCCTTGAATAAGGAGTAAAAACCAATTGTTCAATTAATATATTTCGGTGCTCTTCGTTTCTGAGCACTCGAAATAAATTGACGATTTCACCATCAAGGTCGTTATAGACTTCAGCATAAGCTCGTGGTTTTTGGAGTAATACCCCTGCTGCCCCACCAAATGCTTCTGTATAACAAGTATGGTTTGGGAAATGGCTTAATACCCAAGGTGCTAGCCGAAACTTCCCACCGTGGTAGCGGATTAAAGGGTGATTCATATTATTCATGCTTCACCGCCTTCTTTAATCTGAATGTATGTGCTACCCAAGAAGCGAATACGATCAGCACGGCTAAGGCTTCTAATAATTTCCTCAGCATGGTTATACGTAATACGATGTTGACGGACTAAAGTTTCTTTAAAGTCATCTCTCTTTACGGCGGCATTTTTCTTGTCAGCTTTAACTCGCTCTAGGTTCTCTTCACACTTTTTGATTAATGCTTTAAGTGTGTGGAGAGCCGGCTCAAACCAGCTCTGGATTATTTGCTGTTGATTTGATAGATTATTTGTGTTCATTTGATTCACCTCATTTGAATGCCTAGAAGCCTGATTTCCCAGATCAGGCTTTTTTAATATCCAAGCTTTTCTTTCTTTCCGCTGATTTCGTCATGAAATAGGTCATCAACTGTTTCTATACGGTTCATCCAACTTTTAGACATGACTAAAAGTGCAGCAACACGTTCCTTATCAATGCTCTGGTAATCTTTAGGAACGACTTTTAATCCAAGCAAACTCAATAGCTCGCAAAACATTTCAATCTCATTCAAACCATTGTTTTTCTTGTCTGTTTTAAGCCGAGTAATAGTGCTTGGATCAACCTTTAAATGTTCAGCAATCTCTTTTTGATTGCTTATATCAAGGCCATGCAATATACGAGAGACGTCATTTCTGGCACTTGCAGATATATCAACGGATAATTTGTTCATGTTGTTTCCTAAGCTGTTTTTGATGTTCCTAAAAAGAATTCAAATAAGCTTTTGTGAGTTAGTTTTTGATCGCTTGCGTCTACCATTTTTTGAATGGTTTCCATTCTTGGTTTTTTACGGCCATGGATTAGGTGAGTTTCCATATATCCATAAGTAACTTCTGCTTCTTTGCAGAACTTGATACGTTCACTCTCACTTAATCCCCGCCAGTAGCTATGAAGAGTAAGCATTAATACACCTCAATGGTAAATATATTTAATAAATATACCCACAAGGTAAATAAAATACAACCTGTTAGGCTATTTATTTTTTCTACCCATTAGGTATTTTTGAGTTCAGCGCTAGAGGTGAATTACAAAATGAGTGAATTAAAGACTATTCATGAAATTAGACTTGCTAATACAAGGAAGTTAATGAAGGAATCGGGGCTATCTCGTTCTGAATTCGCCGATAAAATCGAAATGGCTTATGGGTTATTGAGTCAATATATTGGCAAGAATCCAACTAAGAATATTGGTGATGAAACTGCCTTAAAAATTGAAGAAGCATTTAATAAACCGCGTGGATATTTAGACCAATCAGCTATTCAAAATGAATCTAACCCTCAAAAAGACTCACTTGGATTCAAGCAATTCGATATAGATGAATTTAAGAAAAAATATAATATTCCTGATAGTGAAGATGCTGTTATCTTCTCTAATTTCATTGAAAAACCTTTATTTATTTCAAAAAGATGGGTTCCAGTTAAGGCATATAGCAAAATGGGAATGGACGGTTATTTTACAGACATGGGTTATGAGGGAAATGCTGGGGATGGTTATGTCCCTACTCATACTGCGGGGGATCGTGCGTATGCAATAAAAGGTACTGGAGACTCTATGTACCCAGCTATAAGAAATGGTTGGTATGTAGTTTGTGATCCAGATGCAGAGTTGACTCCAAGCGAATTTGTTCAGGTTTGTTTAAAAGATGGAAGATGTACAATCAAAGAGTTTATTGGAATACATAACGGAGTTTTAAATCTTTTAGCTGTAAATGGCGGAGAAAGACTAACTTTTGATATGGAAGAGGTTGAAAGTATCACTGCTATTACAGATATTGTTCCTCCTAGTCAGCATAAACAGCATCATCCAAAAGCAATTTAGTTAGCAATTAACTTAATTATTTTGAAATATTGGACCCACAATATGTGGGTTTTTTATTGTCTAAAATTTGTATTCCACCTTATGAGTAGAAAAAAATAGGAATAATTTCACCTCACAGGTATTTACTTTATTTTACCTTGCAGGTATATTTTTTCTCATGAACAGCAAAAAGCCCTGACAACTTTCCACGGCAATCAGGGCTTTCCACTTACATGAGGTTAATTATGAATGTAAAAGCTCCTCCTTTCAACTCATTTGCATTTGTCAGCATGGCTGCTCTTGCAATTTCTGGTGGTTCTTTGGTTGCTTGCCAATTGCAACCAGCTTTCCAAACAAAAGAAGCCCCTTCTCTATTTACCCCTAAGACTCAACCAAGTACTTACGGTGTTTTAACCGCAAAAATCACAGGTAAACATTCTGGCGTTGCCGTCATCAAATTAGATAGCTTCCGTTTAAATGTTAGCTTTGATTTTGAAGCTCATCCAGACAGCTACGGCGTTCCGGGTTCTGAATTCACCGCTGTTGATATTACCCAACTCACAGTAAATGAAATCACTGATGTTAATGGTAAGTCATATAACGATTTCACCGAATTTGAAGACATCCGCAACATCAATGGCCTTCTAAAAGGCTTCATCGAACGTAACAAGTTGGTGGAGGCTTAAAGATGACTAATTTCAAAAAACACCCTGACGGCTACAAGTCTTATTTGGGTCGTGATGATAAGGGCCTCTACTCTGTTCGCATTGGCTGGCAAGTGTACGCATCTAATGCTAATGGCTCAGTTCTTTACAAAGTTAAAGACGGAGTTAAGACGCCTTTAAATGTGGCCAAGTTCCAAGCTGACTATCCAAAAGCTTGGAATGAACTTACTCAAGAAATTGATTTTCAACGCAGAAAGCAGCTCGCGATAAAGCTACTTGAAACAAATATCCCTTTCCGTGACCGCAAGACATATAAGCAGAAGCGTGGCTTCACCGGCTCAAGATGAGGATAAGAAAATGAATGTATTTTTCCAAAAAGCTGAACGCAAGCAAGCTAAGTTAAGACTTGCTTTATCTGGCCCTACTGGTTCAGGAAAAACAGAAAGCGCACTTAAACTTGCTACCGGTATTGGTGGTCGAATTGCTGTTGTTGATACAGAAGACAGCAGTGCTTCGCTATATGCAGACCGTTATGATTTTTATGCTGCGAACCTAACACCTCCATATACACCAGAAAAATTTACGGCCGCAATTAAAGCAGCTGAGCAGGCTGGCTTTGATATTTTAATTTTGGACAGTATTACTCATGAATGGTCTGGTACTGGCGGGTGTTTAGAAATTGTAGATACCCTAACCAAAGGTAAATTTAAAGGTAATAGCTGGGCTGCATGGAGTGAAGTAACCCCACGTCATCGTAAATTTATAGATGCCATTCTCCATTCAAGTATTCACATCATCGTAACTCTACGCAGCAAAATGGATACGATCCAAACCGAAACTAATGGCAAGAAGAAAGTTGAAAAGGTTGGGATGAAATCTGAGCAGCGTGATGGTATCGAATATGAATTCACTACTGTTCTTGACTTAAATGCGGATCATTTTGCAAACGCAACTAAAGACCGAACTCATATTTTCACTGAACCAATGATGATCAATGAAGGAACTGGCGTTTGTTTACGTGAATGGCTTATTTCTGGTTCTGCTGATGCAACTATCGATGGTAATCAGTTCCTAGAAATTGAAGATCTTATGCATCGTGCTGGGATCAACATCGAAAATTATTGCTTAAAACGCAAATTAAATAGCTTGATGGATCTTCAACAACAAAAGTTTGAAGAAACAAAAAATCAGCTTTTAAACATAATTCGCAAAAACGAACAAACTGCTCGTGAACACGAAAATCAATTGAGCCAAAGCCAAACGCATGCGGCAAATAATTTTGTAGAGATTTCAGCTGAACAACGTGATGAGCTACAAAACTTCATAGCTGAACGTGGCCTCGATGTAAAAACAGTCTGTGAGCACTTAGGTATCGATGCCCTCATTCAAATAGAAGCGGCAAAACTAATTGCAGTTAAACAAGAAATTGAAACCTTAGCGAAAACGGGGATGACAGCATGAAAATACTTAATAAAGTTGAGGCCAAACTTGCTTGGGCTAACGGTGAATTACTTTTAGTAAATAATACTGAGCGTAATGGTTGGGAACCATTTAACCCTTATGACTTTGGCTTTGATGTTTTTGCTCTGTACACGACAAAAATAGATAACTCATTGAAATAATGTCACAATAATTGTTTTCTAACGACGAATACTATGACACATCTCAATGAGTTATATCTTATCTTAAACAAATCTCTAAAATGGAACAAGTCACATTTAAAGTGCTTTGCGCTCATCATGCTTGTGATCATTTTAAAGCAAACATGTAATCTTTCTTCTGCATCTAAAGCCTTGCCCATCAAGTGCTTACCACAATCATTTTATCGACGTATGCAGCGCTTCTTTGCAGGTCAGTATTTTGATTATCGTCAAATTTCTCAGTTGATTTTCAATATGTTTTCATTCGACAAAGTGCAACTGACTTTAGATAGAACCAATTGGAAATGGGGAAAACGAAATATTAATATCCTGATGCTCGCAATCGTTTATCGTGGAATAGCGATACCTATCCTTTGGACATTGCTTAATAAACGTGGAAATTCAGATACGAAAGAGCGTATTGCTTTGATTCAACGCTTTATAGCCATTTTTGGTAAAGACCGTATTGTGAATGTGTTCGCAGACAGAGAGTTTATCGGTGAGCAGTGGTTTACATGGTTAATTGAACAAGACATCAACTTCTGCATTCGTGTTAAAAAAACTTCATTGTCACCAATCATTTAGGAAAGAATCATAAAATTAGTGATTTATTTCGCCATCTTAAAGTTGGTCAAATTGAATGTCGTAAACGACGGATTTTGGTTGGTCGGGTGAAACTATATATAAGTGCACTACAGTTAGAAAATGGAGAGCTTTTACTCGTCGTTTCTCCTCAGTTTAATGCCAATGCTATTCAGGATTATGCATTACGCTGGGAAATTGAAACCTTATTCAGTTGTCTCAAAGGACGCGGGTTTAATCTTGAAAATACGCGCTTGACAGACCCTAGACGAGTGAAAAAATTGATTGCGGTGTTAGCTATAAGCTTCTGTTGGTGTTACTTAACGGGTGAATGGCAACATAATCAAAAAAAAGCGATAAAAATAAAGAAGCATGGACGACTCTCAATGAGTTTATTTCGCTATGGTTTAGACTATGTTCAAATGGCGATTCAGCGTTTAATTGG